ATTACAAACTTAACACCAGAGGTATCTGCTATTGTTTGTGTTGTTACTGCGTCAGCCATTATTCTTCCTTCCTATTATATAATTTTTTGGATTTAATTATACGTGGTTTATATTTAGGTGTGCGTAGTTCTTTTGCACACTTATTCGAGGATAAGTTTTTTAATTGTGTGTGAGCCATCTATGTTTATCTCAATCTCCGCTTTGGATTTAATACATTTATATTGAATAGATTTACCTTTAGATGTTCTTTCTGCTACTCGTTTATGTTTAAGACAATCACTTAATGAATCTTGAATTCTGTGTTCAACAATCTCATGGTTTACAATCATAAGTAAGGCAAAAATTATATCTATCATTTAACATATCCATTTTGTACTTTAAAGGTTCTATGTTCTTCTTGAACTTTTTCCAGAGTTGTTTGTAACTTCTCTAATTGTTTTTGTAAGAACTCGATATTAACTTTATTGTGCATACCTTCTTCAATAGCTATTTGAATCTTCTCAATCTGTCCAGCCATATGTTCTATTAACATAAATTGTTCGGAATCAGCCGGCAAACTTCCAAGTTCTCCCCGAGGCCACTTGATTCTAAATTCATTATTCTTTTCAATATCACCACTAAGTGTCTTAGTTACTTGCTGTAAATCTTTTTCTAAAAGGGTTCCACTAGTTTCTAGTTTATTTAACCGCTCAACTACACCAAAATAGGACCACACGCCAATAGCAACGGCACCGATTATGGCAATTAGGTTTTTCATTGGCATACTTACAGCCGTTTGGTCTGATATATCTAATCTACTTTTACTCACTAAATCCCTTTTCTTTATGGCATTCTAACATTAAACTAAACTTATCTACAAAATTATCAGTTGTAATCTTAATGTCGCCTGTTCCTTTTATTTTATCTTCACTTGGTTTTAAACCGTAATTATCAATTCCTGTTGCTTCTAAATTTTTATCATCATTAAATTGCAAAGTTACCGTGCCTGTGCCTTCTACTTCGTAATATGCATTTGCAATAGATATTTCAGATTCATTAGTTGAACCTTTTAAATCATCTAACTTAATTAAAGTTTCGTCTTCTTTTCTTCCACCAGTAACTTTATTAATTACCTTAAAACTATCATCAACTAATTGTGTACTACTGATTGTCATAATAAGTTTTTGATAACTCGCCACGCTCAACTGTAGTACCTTTTTTTCTAGTTCTAGCATAAACGGCTACTGTACCGCCACCTGGTTTAGTATAAGTTCTTACACCACCAGAAAATACAGAGTTTGCCCCTGCACCTGAATCTGAATATGTATTAGCTGCCGTAGCAGTATTCTCAAACTGCCAAACACTACTTGAACCTGGTACATCTACCCATGCCATTATTGCTCTCCTAATTCCTTATTCATGTAATTATAAATTACATCTGTATTAACACTATGTTGAGTCGCAACTTTATCAATAGTTGTTTCAACCTCTTTAACAACATCAACATTATCATAATTTACTTGATTAAAAAAATCACTAACCACATCTTTATGTAAAGGTGGTAAGTTATTAAATACTGTAGTATCAACTACATTTGGTTTAAGTAGTTGGTTTACTTTCATCACTAACAGGCGCCGTTGGAACCTCAGCCGTTGGCGTTGGTTGTTCGTTTTCATTAGGTGTAAACTCTATTGGTTTACCTTCCGTATCCATAATAACATCCGTTCTTTCACCTGGGTCAGTTACAACCGGTTTAGGGTCACTAAATGATTGAGGCTCTGTATTAAATATTTTACTTGCAACAGCAGCTCTTTGTGCGTCCAAAGAATCTGCAACCTTAGCTCTTAAAGCGTCTTTAAAAACTTCACCTGCTTCTGCTTGTTTACCTTGATTTAAGTAATCAACGAATTGTCCTATTTTTTCACTCATATTTTCTCCTTCTATAAGGCTCCACCACCACCTGGTACATCTTCACTAGGTGCTGATATAATGCCTGTATCAATCTCTTTCTTAATTTGTTTATTAATGTCTTCAATATCTCTATCAGATTGTTTTAATATATTTTTTCTAACATAATTAACTGAATAATATTTACCAACATAATCTCTAACTTCATTAGCCACTCTTAATCTTTCTAAAAGCATTTCACTTTCTTTTAATTCTGCAAAATGTCCATCTTGTAAAAAGTCATATTGTATAATATCTCTTAATATGTACCAGTCTTCATCTGTTATAACTGCTTTTAAAACTAATTGTGTTCTTAATATATCGTTAAATAGTTCTGTAAATTTCTTTCTTAATCTTTGAACAAACTTTGTAAATTTAAGTTCATCTCTAGTAATCTCAGTTGAACGGCCAAGGTTAAACCCTTGACTTGCTTCTAATCTACTAGCAGGAACATTTAAACTTCTATAAAGTTTACTTCTAAAATATTCAATATCGGAAATTTCTCCTAAATTCTGACCGCCAGGCAAAGTAGTAATATCAGTACCTCTTCCACCTTCTCTGGACGGTAGCCAAAAATCTTCCAACATTGACATATAATTTCTGTCATCTCTGATTTCTCCTGTAGAGGCGTCATAAACAAGTTTGTTTCTATATCTTGCCATAACATCTCTTAGGTATTGCTCAGCTTTGACTTTAGGTAAATTACCTACATCAATCTTAAATATTCTTCTTTCAGGCGCTCTTGCGATTCTGTAAATAACAGTAGCGTCTTCAATCATTCTTAATTGATTAACAGGTTTAATAGCCTTATGTAAATAAGACAAGACCATATTTTTGTTTTGGTCAATTAAACCAGATGGCACAAATGTTATTGTGTCTGGAGCAATCTTAATACCACCAGAAGTCGTGCCTGCAATTCCTTTTTCATTGAACAAATAGTATTCTTCATATTCGTCAATGATAGCTAGACCATGTGGCATAGGACCATCAGGTCTTCTTTTTCTAACTTCTCTAACTTTTTTGATTTTTCTAGGGTCAATGTATCTTAACTCGGTGATACCTTTCCTAGGTGATTCTCGGTCTATTACTTTATGATAGTATATTCTTCCGTCAACATACCATCTTCTAAATAAATCGTGACCTTTAGTATTAAAGTTCATCAACCTTAATACTTCTGTAAATTCGTCTTCTATCTTTCTTCTAACATCTTTACCAAAAGGGACTTCATCCAGTCTTAAGCGAATAGCGTCCTTTAACTCATTAGCCACGATTGCTTCATTAACAATATCCTCTATTGCCATGTCACACTCGGGGTGGAGTGCTATTTCTCTATATCTACGAATTAAATCCTGCTCTGTTTTAGCAGTACCCTCCATATCAAGGTACTGACCAAAATAGCCTCCAGCGGCGATGGTTGTTGTACCATCATCCGCTTGAGGTTGTGTAAAAGCTTGTTTTGGATCCGTCTGCTTTTTCAGACGAGTGATAGAAAATCCAAATAATTCCGCCATAATATTATCCTTACTTTTTTAATGTACTACTATTTATATGTTAAGTAGTAGTATTACTTTCAAAGTATTGAAATGCCAAAGTAACAGCAAATTCTTCAATTGCTGTAGCTTCATCATATGTCAATTCAATCGGTGCAACAACTGTAGGAAATACACCTCTTAGTGTATAAGACTTAATAGTTGCGCCGTTTCTATCCAACTGGTCAACAAATGCGTCAACTTGATAATCCGCTGGATTTGTCAAGCCTTCGTTATCTGTCATATTGTTTATACCGTTTGACCATCTTTCAAATGCGTTTCTTAATTTGAAATCTGTATCATTGTAACAAGTAACCGCCCAATCTTCAATTGTTCTATCTCCCGCTATTTTAATCGCTCTTCCTCTGAAAGGAACACTAAAACTAGGTACACTCATACCTGGTAATGATGTTGAACGACATAAGAAAGCAAGGTCCTCTATTTCGCCACCAACTTGTGCAAATCCAGGGAAAGGCATTGTAACCTTAAACTGATTCGCTCTAGCGCCACCGCCAGCAAGTTTAGCTTTGAAGTCATTAATGTTTGCCATTTTATTTCTCCTATTCTACCCTTACCCGCCAGCTACTTCATCAAAGCTGACACCTGTTCGTGTAGCAATGAATTGTAAAGTAATGAAGTTAATGCTTCTAGCAGGTTTAACAAAAATTTCTGCTATGAATTCATTTCTATCAATTACTTCGCCGGTGTTATTAGTTTCATCACATACTACTAAAAAGTCTGTGATACCTCTACGACCTTGTACTTCTCTTAGGAAAGGTTCTACAATATTTCTAAAGTTCGCTCTTGTAAATTCATCATTGAATTCAAACAATTGGAATTTAGAAGCAGTTGCTATTGCCTTCTCTAATACGATAAACAATCTTCGTACATTGATTCTATCAAATGCTGAAGGTGCTGTTAATCCAGTTTTATCACCGAATAATACAGTTCCTTGTCCTGGGAATGTTGACACAGGATTTACTCTAGCTCTGTATAATTCATCTCTTTGTGTTTTAGTTGGATTGAAAGCAAGTTTTACTGCGCCTCTAACTATACCTCTGTTGAGACCTGCTGGTGACCACCAAGCGTCTGCAACTAAGTCAGTTCTAGCACCTAAACCTGCTATATCGCCGTTTAAAGGCACATGCCTATAAACATCATTGTACCTGTCGTACATATATTTGTAACCACTATCAAACACCACATAAGAAGATGAACGGATTGTATTAAAGAATCCTATAACATTATCTTTTTGTGTGTTTGCGTCTGTAACATTAACAACATCACTTCTCTCTGGAGAAGCAAATATAATTGCGTCCATTCTATTTTCTGCAATTGTAATTAAGTTGTCAATATGTGTAGCGCCACCTGAACCGGCCATGATTAGACCAACATCAACAGTATCGCCGTCTGCAAATTTATTATAAGCAGCTAGTTTTTGTGCTGTTGTTGCTGAAGTTCCATCAGAACCGTTTGAAAGTGAAACTGTACTAACAGATGTTACAGCAGTATAAGTTGTTCCTGATACTGCATTACCCCAGTTTGTACCTGAGCTGTTGTGGTCCATCCAAAAAATGTAACTTGATTGATTATAAATCACATCTGGATAATAGTTTGTACTTCCTTGTGCCGTTTTAGCGTCTGAACCTTTAGATACAGCTTCAAACTTTTCTAAAACATCACCTTTAACTTGTGCAATACCGCCGTCTTCGTCAACTACGACTATATGCATTTCGTCATTAACACCACTTCTTGCTTGTGCATAAGGTGATGTTCCTGGCGCTTTGTCAAATAAATCGTAATATCTCCATCTTCGTCTTACAGCTGCACCATTTGTTGGGGCTGCATGTAAGCCAGAAGAATCAGAAGTTCCGAAGTATTGTGGCTCGTCTTTTCTTACTATGTTTAAGTCATTAGTAGATATACTAATAACTCTATATTCATACTCATCACCAAAATTTACAATATCGCCTGCGTTTATGCCTGTAGCTGAAGCAACTGTAACAACAGTATCTCCGACACTCATACTTGCGTCAGAAACAGTTGTTTTGGAAGTTTCTTCAAAAGCAGTAGCAGATGGACACGATTCAATCTTTAGATTGTTACCGTAAGCCCCAGCTGTTCTAGCTGCCCATAATCCAACAGCAGCGCCAGAACCGTCAGCGTAATTGTCTTGGTAATCAGTAGTATTTTTTATTACAAATGTACTACCTGCCTCAGTAGCATTTGATACAGATGAATTCTGTACACGGACAACCCTCAAAGAATTGGAGTATTGCAAGAAGTTTGCCGCTGTAAACCATCCCTCAAATGTTGTTGAGTTAGGTTTACCAAACTTACTTACTAATTCCTGTTCGCTAGAAATACTAGTCACTTCGTCCAAAGGTCCTTGTGTTGCTTGGAATGCAACAGCACCAATTGAAGTAGAAACGGCTGGTATAATTCTAGTAAGGTCTTTTTCCTGTACGAGAACACCTGGTGATACTTGAAATGCCATTAGGTTTTCTCCTCTTAATTAGCTAATTATTATTAACTTGTTTCTAATTTTAAAATATTCAATACTCGTATTATTCATACGCCCATATTCAAATTTCAACCTACTGATATTTATAATATACGCAATTTACAGAGGTTTATTGCCCTTTTCGTACTACTGGATGCCATACCGTACCATACTCATCTACTTCTATCTTTTCATGGTCTGGAATACCATCATCCACAAATCCAAAAGGGGCCATATCTTGCTCAATTTGATGTACTTGTTCATCATATAATGCCTTTCTAGCATTTATGTCCGTCATCTCTTTAAAGAATGGTTGATTAGATAACCAACCAAATAATACCAAACACATCATTAAATCGTCTGTACAACCTTCTTCAGCCTGCCAACTCTGTCCTTTCCTGATAAAAGTTGACATTTCCTCAATGATGTTGAAGTCACTAATTAAAACTTTATCACCTTCTACTAGAGATTTAATATTTGAACACCCGATTTTCTTAATCTGTTTGGTCATTTTTACACCAAAACCAGAACCTCTACCTGAAAATCCAGCACCTAAAATTTGTCCTGCTCTACCTCGTTGAGTCGTCATCAATAGATTGTCATACTCCAATTCAAATTGCAATGCCTCTGCCACTTGTTGACCTATATCATTTACTTCAACCAATACATGAGCATGGTTGTATGCCTTACAAACTCTATCAATTGTGTGAGGAAACAATAAAGGTTTAATATCATTACTTCTAAATTTTGCAACAACTTTAAAAGGAAACTTACTTACATCTATAATTAAAAAAGCAGAATAATCTTTATGTACACCTCTAGCCACATCAACTGTACAAACATAAGTATGTTCTTTTATAGGGTCTTCAAAAACATCTATACCACCACTTGAGGTTTTAGGATTTAAAAATGACATATTTTTAATTTTTGCTGGACTAATTAATGTATTAACACTACCTAAAAATTCACATTCAAATTCTTGTGCAAATTGTTCGGGTGATGTATTTCTTATAGTATCTTCTTTCCATTTTTCATCTCTACCAGGCACCTCTGACCAATGCACCTCAATTGGTACATAATCATTACGGCCATTCTCTGCGTCCACCCATAATTTGTAAAATTGATTCATACCATAAGGTGTTGATACAATAATCATCTTTGTTTGTGTACCAGCTGATATGGTAGGATAAACGGAACTAAAAAACATTTCGGCAATATTAGGTGGCACGAAAGCGTACTCATCTAAGAAAATAATATTATAAGAACCACCTCGGATTGCACTTGCTGATGTAGCAGCTGCCACAATTACCGATTTATTTTCTAATTCAATATTACCTTTGTTCCAATTGATTACACCTTGTTGTAACCATTTTGGTAAATTTTCATATGCCAATTGGACTCTTCCTAATATATCCCTAGCAGTTGATGATTTGTTTGCAAGTATGGCAACATTTGAATTAGGATTAAATAATGCATAATGCAATAGATAAGAAACTACCGTTGTTGATTTACCTGATTGTCTAGGCAATTTGCATATTGTAAACCTGTTATCGTGTATCGTTCTAACAATATGTCTTTGAAAAGGATATAACTTAAAAGGTATAAGACCTTCATCAAGGGATACAATTTGAATATAGTTTTCCATAAAGTATAAAGGGTCTTCTTGACACTTTTGGTATTCTATTATTTGCTCTTTAGTAAATTCAACAGGTATATTAACCTTTTTTAAATTTGGATTCCCTAAATATGCGTCTGACTTTTGATTATCCATTGATAATAATTCCCTCTATATGAGTATATCCTAATTGTATAGCAGCCTGTACTCTTTGACTACCTCTAAAAACAGAATATTCTTTTTCACTATATGCTACACCACCAACACCTTTTCTTGGAGTAGGGCTAACACTATGTTTTCTGACTTCAATAGGGTTTTGCAACTCTTCGCCTTCCAATAATTCTGGCAAAGGTGTCATGGACTTGATAAAATGGATTTTACTTATTTCCAGATTTATCTTTTTCGGTATTGATTGCTTCGCTTTCAATAATTTCATCTTCACTTTTCCTATTTAACATTTTCTGCAATTCGGCAGTTGAACCAACAAACAAAGCATTTTTTATACTTGCACTTGCTGATTTAGGTAACTCTTTTAAATCTTTTAATTTCTTTTGTAAGTCTTGTAGTTTATCTACCGTTTGACCTACCGAAGTTATCAATTGGCCTGCAACTTCGTATGCTCTAGGGTGTTGTCCTTCTTTTGCAATATCTAATATACCTTGTATTGCCTCATTACCTTTATCAATTAATTTATAATAATTATCTCTACTATAATCATAATCATGGTCAATATCATGTTTCTTTTCTTCCATTGTTCTAGGTACAGGAGGAGTTTTCACCTCTGCCAACTCCTTTGGTTGTTCAAAGTCTGAAACTTTTACTTGTTCTTTTTCTATGCCTAAAATTTCGTTAACATTTTCTTCCAATTTACTCATCTGTACCACTCTCTGGGTTATATCGTTTACCATCATCATAGAAAGATATTGTTGTTGTAAATCCAAAATCATCATCAGCGTCAGCCGTTGTAGGATTTGGAGTAATAACTATTCTTTCTTCTCTTTGTAAAGGTGCGTCTGTATCAGTACCCATATCTGCTTGTACAGTTTTAATTACACCTTGGTTACTCATTGGACCATATAAGTAAGTTTTTGCCGTAAAGTTTAATGTATAAATTACTGCTCGTCTTTTTGTAAACTCTCCGTTATATGTATCTTCATATTGTACATTTTGCATTATGATAGGTATATCTCTTATTAAATCTAATTCAGGTACAACTCTCATTGTAACTGTATATTCTGGTTGAAAGAAAGGTAAAATTTGTTCTATTATTTGTAAACCATTTTCAGCAGTTGCTGTAAAAGAATATAAACTAAAATTTATATTATATGGTACTGGTGCATAATTAAAATTTATTTTTTTACCATCTTCACCAGACTTAACTCTGATAGTCTTTTGCATTTTGTTAATTTTTCTAGTAGGGTCATAAGCCAAACCTGTAATTTCAAATCCTAATCTAGGTAAAGTTACTGCAACTTTTCTATCCTCTTGTAAGTTAGCTTGCTGGTCTATTCTCGCTAAAAACTTTTCTTTAGGTGCATATGCTAATGGCACCTTTATTCTTCTAGTGACAGCACCTGTGCTACTAGTATTTTGAATAACTATATTGTTAAACAATTGACCAAAAGCAATGGTTAACTTTCTTAATCCTTCGTTATAAAAATGAGTTCCAAACATTACTCGTCCACTTCTCCGAATGGATTTCTTTCAGTAAAGTCAAGTATGTCATCATCTGTTGATACAGTATCGTAACCAGCTTCTGTATTCATATCTAAATTTTGTGCATATGGAGATTGTGTTTGTATATTAGCCTCCACATAATCCTCATTCATTAAAAATGCTGGTTGACCAGTTGTATAATCATGGTAATCTTCTAACACAACTGAACCACGGCCTGTCAAAACCTCTTGGCCATATTCTAACATAAATTTGTAAGCAAAAGTATCTAAAGTATGTTTATCTTCAACAGAGTCAAGAACATTAACGCCTGTATTAATTTGTTCACTCGCATATTCCCAACGAGTTACTTTTAATTTATAAACTGGTAAGTTTCCTAATTGATAGAATGGTTCCTGGTCTTCTACAAATAAAATTTCAAAGAAACCTTTTAATAAAGGTACATATAATATATCACCCTCATTAGGTCTGCCGGTAGCAGTTAGTGTTGCTTTACTAGCAACATGTTCCTCAAATCTTCTTTTAGATACTACTAGAGTTGTATCATCTCTAATTTCTAAACCGAATTTATTAATGAGTTCATTTTCACCTGCAAAACCTTGATTGCTTTCAAAATACATTTCAAGTAAATATGAATCATCAAATCTGGAAGAGGTGTCCTCTCCCATTACCAAATCTCTATTTACAAGAGTACGAGGAAGATAATAGATATCCTGTCCAAAAATCTTTAGACTTTCTATTATAACATCTTCGTGTAGTCTTTTTTCAGCTGCGTTGCCAATGCCCCGGCCGGCTTGGAAATAGTGATTTATTGCCATGATTTTCTATCCAATCATCATTGCTGGATTTAATTCATATGAGCTTCTTATTTCTTGTTCTAATTTTTCAATATCTTGTAAAGCTTCAGAATAAATCTGTCTACCATTTAGAGTAACTCCGCCAATCATTGCTACGCCATCAAATTTTGATAAGTTAGCACCCCATTGTTTTTTAAATAACGCCGTTACATATCTCTTTAAAAATATATCGTTAAATACATCCGTATGAGTTGCTGGGTCTAGTTTTCTATAACACTCAAATACCAAATATTCACCAACTGCAATATCATTTTTCCAATCCATATCAACCCACAATCTATTTGATAGTTGGTTAAATCTTAATGGTTTTTCTCCCACTAATATATGGTCTAAGAAATCTAAATGTCTTAAAACAACATCATAATTAATAACACTTGTTGATGAAAAGTCATATAAATCATTCAATCTTAATTGGTATCTTACATCAAACAAATTCATATTAGATTTATTTGAAAACGGAAAGATATTGATAACTGATATAATACTATTTGGAACAACTAAAAAATTATTTCCTTCATTCCAAGCAGTAGTTACTGAAGCACTAGTAGCAGACTCAGACGAGTCAGCTGTCATTCTTGTCTTATCAGCGTCTGTATATTTGTATTTTAAGTATGTTCTTTGTATACCATCATAGTGGTATTGAGCAAAGTATTGTAAGGCCTCATCCAGTCTATCTTCCAACTGGTCATCATCAGCGTTTATTTCTATAACTGGCTTACCTAATGCCCTCAAAGCATACTGTTTTAAATTTTCTCTTGTTGCTGGTTCTGCCATAATTGTTTACCTTTTCTGGTATATTTATAAGAATTATTATATAGTAAGGGAGAGATTATTCATCTCTGTAAACAATTTTGTTACACTTTTAAAACACATTTTTGCTTCTGGTAAAACCGAGTGTTCATATACATTAAGATATGTGTTAATAGTATCCGTTACAATTCTTCTATAATCACCAACCTCTTTATGTTTGAATTTATAATATCTGTTAGGTCCAGGTGTTCGTTTCATTATCATTTGTCCACCTGATAAATCTCCCATATGTCTAACATATATGTGAGCATATAACTTCATAGCCTCATCTTGTATAGTTTCAATATGTTCCATATATTCTTTGGTGCTTTTAGTAATTTCTGGTGTATCTATACCAAAAGACTTATAATCATAGTATATATGTTCAGCTCTTAATAAGTTTGGTGTATCTCTAAACAACGAATTATGCATACCATATTTTTCTAAAATTGAATAACATTGTAACTGATTGTACAAATAAGTCGCATATAGTTTTTCATCTATCTTACCTGACAGCATTATCTTTACAAATTTCTGCCTTTCGGCATTCTTATGTTGTTCTAAAGTTAATTCTTTTATATCGTACATTTAATTCTTCAATATGTTTCACACCATCTGCTTGACCTGCAAAAGGACTTTTATTCATCTCTTTAGTATAAATTTTTCTGAAAAAGAATAGGACTTCCACCTCCACTCACAAAATAAACAGCACTAAAAACACTATTAAGATGACTATGTGAATGATGATGAGTTTGTGGGGCATTTAAATTTCCCCAAGATTGAGTTATATAAAATTTTTGTGTGTTATTTAATTTTGACGTTATGAACATGAATATAATCACCTTTTTTATTATTTATTAAGGTCTAACTGTGAAACCTTACGTGTGTATTAAGTCACAACCCTATTGACAACCTTCACAATCATTGGTGCCACCAAGACAGAGAATTAAAGTAATCCATCTGCCCATAGCAACTCTCCATGATTTTAGATTGTTATATTGATAAACATTCGGAAAAAAGATTTCCTATTACCACGTTTCTTTGAAAACATGATGTTTTCCCCCTGTTAACAAAAATTAAATGTGATTAATTATGCTTTCCAACCAATAGATGTTGCGTGAATTTTTGTTTCTAAAGAACTTGCTACTTGATTGTGTGTTGTAATTTTGTAGCACATATCAGTACCACTTGGTTGACCTGATATATCTAAATCGTGAAAAGCTAAAATCTTTTTGTTTGTTCCCCAAGTTCCTTCATCTACTAAAGTTCCTTGTGTAAATGTAGTTCCACTATCTCTTGAAACATATCCTTTAATATCTGTGTTTAATGTTGCAGTTCCTTCAGCATTTTCCATAAGCATAACCATATCTGCGTTAGTTGCTTGTGTTGAAGCTGTTGTGTCTGTGGATTGTAGAGTTAAATTTTCTACAGTATCTGTATCTGGTTCTGTAACTGTAGAGTTAGTTCCGTTATCTCCTCTTTCAGCATGGGCATCCGTACCAGTACCACCTGAACCTATAACGACAGGATAAGTACCAGCAATTAAAGATTTTTGACGAAAATATTTAAAACCTCCAGCACCGCCACCTCCGCCTTCTCCACCTGCACCATAATTCAAGCCACTTCCGCCTCCGCCTCCTCCAGCGAGAACGAATACGTCTACGTTTGTAGCAAAGCTAATAATGAAATTTCCACTTGATGTAAATTTTGCCCAGTTATAACTTCCAGCTGTTCCTGTTGCGTCAGCATCTCCAGTTGCAGTACCAGCAGAAGTTAAATATCTAAAAATAACTACTCCATCACTACCATTTCCACCATTAACACCTCCGCCACCACCTCCAGCACCTCGTGAAGCTGTAGCATCTAAACCATCAGAAGTACCTGTTCGACCTGAACCTCCGCCAAATACTCCATTGCCACCAGTACTTTTACCAGAACCTCCACCTCCTCCAGCGTATTGAGTTCCAGTTCCATCTATATTAAATGTTGCAGTTGTTCCATCTGCTAAAGTCCAATCATAAACTGCTGAAGAACCTTCGGTGTAACCATCTCCGCCATTTCCTCCAGTATTCAAACTAGCATTAATACCAGCCGCAGAAGCACCTCCGCCTCCGCCTCCTCCAGCACCTAAATTCCAATCATATCCAGTACCACCATCATTACCTTGATTTGCTGTTCCATCTCCTGGATCATCACCATCTTGACCTGCTCCGCCTCCAGAACCACCATCTCCACCGCTATTTATGCTCCTTGAACCAGCACCACCGCCACCAGTTGAAGTAAGAACATCTCCTACGCTAACACCTTTAC